CTGCTTATGTGCGTCAGAGCCAAACGAACGCTGGCGGCATCATAGGGATTAGTCTGCCCTTTTTGCCTAAAATGGGGCAAATGAAAGGGAAATAGGCTGAAAATCCACGATTTTCTGCCTAATAGACAAATATATCAGCGTGGTGGAATATTAAAACGTCCTCTCTGTTCGACAAGGTTCGGAAAATGGCATTTAATCAGTGGTTCCCTATCTCCAGATCTACAAAAATTGAAGGAGGAATTTCACTATGGAAAAATTAAAAATGTTTTATGCCGGACTGTGTGGATTAATCTCGTACATATTCGGCGGCATGGACACACTGCTCAGCATCCTGCTGGTGTTTATCGTGATTGATTTCATCAGCGGGTTTATCAAAGCGTGGGCGAAGAAAGAATTCAATTCCAGCGTCTTTTATCTCGGCGGGGTGAAAAAAATAGGGATACTGCTGATTGTGGTGGTGTCAGCACAGTTGGATCAGATCATTCTCGGCGGCACAGTCGTACTTCGGACAGCCGCCATTTCCTACTATATCGCGAATGAAGGCTTTTCCATTTTAGAAAACTGGGGAAAGCTGGGTCTGCCCCTGCCCAGGACACTCAAGAATGCGCTTGCTAAATTAAAAGAAAAAACAGATGGGGAGGATGATCAGAATGCTGCCGGTTGAACAGAGATTTATATCTAAAAATTACTCCAAAGGCGTGGTAATTACGCCAAAATATATAGTCGTTCACGAAACCGCTAACACCACCCCCGGCGCAAATGCTGACGCGCATTATACCTATTGGAACACAAATGACTATGCCAATGCCAGTGCGCATTTTGTCGTTGATGATAATAAAATTATTCAGTTGCTGCCGCTCGACGCAAAGGCATGGCATGTGGGGGACAACAAAGGGCACAGCGATATTACGAACAATAATGCTATCGGTCTGGAGATCTGCGTAAATTCTGACGGGGATTATATGCGGGCGAGGCAGAACGCCATTGAACTGGTACGATATCTGATGAAAATAACCGGCCTTTCGCCGGATCGGGTCGTTACCCATAACGACGCCAGTGGCAAGTGGTGCCCGGCGATTATGCTGTCGCAGAATTTATGGGAGGATTTTAAAATTCGGATACGGGAAACGGAAGAATTGACCGACCCGAACGATATTGCATGGGAGTATGGAAACAGAGGTATTGTAACGGATGTTGATGGTTTTAAAACGGAAATGGTACAGAGCCGCGACGGGCGGCTGTACTGGTTAGCAAGGAAAGCACTGCATTATATGAGAAAACATGACGTTTAGGAGGTGGACGGGTATGACATCAGAAGAGAAGCGCGAAGCTGTCCATATGCGCCAAAGTGGGCAGAGTTATTCTAAAATAGCAGCGGCGCTGGGTGTTTCAGAAAACACCATTAAATCCTTCTGCAGACGAAACGCGGTTGATATTGAAAACAAAAGCGGAAGGGATGAAAATGGTGATCATACTTTGTTCTGCAGACAGTGCGGTGCGCTGCTGAAGCGGAAAGGCGCCGGACGGCCACGGAAGTTCTGTTCAGATGCCTGCCGACGCATGTGGTGGAAAGCAAATAAAAACCGACTGAATAAACAGGCGTATTATACGCTCACCTGCGCCGGATGCGGCATTCAGTTCAAAAGTTACGGCAACCGTAACAGAAAATTCTGCTCTCATCCGTGCTTTATAAAAAACCGATTTCAGAAAGGGGCGGACTGACATGACGCATGAACGATTTGAACAGGAAATGAACTACCGTGTCTCTTTGCATATCGCCAAAACCATGCGGGAAAACGGTCTGATTACAGAAAAAGAGTATTGTCAGATTGATACAATGCTCATCCGGAAATACTGCCCTATAATCGGCAGTTTATAGCTTGCATTGTATCAGAATAAGAGGTAATATAGGAGCTGAAAGGAAGTGTTTTTATGGAAAGGATCGTAAGGAAAATGCCGCCGTCAGCGCCTGTCATACCAAAGAAACTGCGGGTAGCGGCATATGCCAGAGTGTCGACAGGAAAAGAGGCAATGGTGCATTCCCTTTCGGCGCAGGTCAGTTATTACAGCGAAATGATACAGAACCGCCCCGGATGGGAATATGCCGGTGTATATGCTGATTATGCTGTTACAGGCACAAAACAGGAACGGCCGGAGTTTCAGAGAATGCTGGCTGATTGCAGAGCCGGAAAGATTGATATGATACTCACAAAATCCATATCAAGGCTGGCGAGAAATACCGTTGCCATGCTGGAAACGGTCAGGACGCTGAAGGAAGAGGGAATTGACGTCTATTTTGAAAAGGAAAATATTCATAGTATAAGCGGGGATGGGGAGTTATTTCTAACCATCCTCGCTTCTTTTGCGCAGGAGGAAAGCCTGTCAGTGAGTGAAAACTGCAAGTGGAGGATCCGGAATAAGTATAAGGACGGGATTCCCAATACCTTTACCATTCTAGGTTATGACGTAAAAAAGGGTGTCTTAACGGTGAACTCTGAGGAAGCGGAGATTGTAAAAATGATATTTTCAGATTACCTGAGCGGGATGGGGAAAACGGCAATTGTAAAGAAGCTCCACGAAGCGGGAGTCAGGCCGAAGCTTAACGGAGAGTGGGACAGCCGGAAAATCCACGATATCCTGTGCAATGAGAAGTACGTCGGCGACCTGCTGATGCAGAAAGGATATATCAGCGACCACCTTACTAAGAAAAACAGGAAAAACAAGGGGGAACTGCCGCAATATCTGATGAAAGACAACCATGAGCCGATTATTGACAGGGATACCTTTGAAAAGACACAAAGAGAAATGATCAGGCGTGCCGGACAGTATCATCCAAGATCAGACATTACAGCAAAGTATCCGTTCACCGGCAAAATTGTTTGCGGCATATGCGGTAAAAACTACAGGCGGAAGATTAATAATTCCGGTACAAAATATGAAAGGGTCATATGGGTCTGTACGACTTATAATACGCTGGGAAAAAGCTACTGCGCGTCAAAGCAGATTCCCGAAAGCACATTGCAAAGCCTGACGAACGAGCTGAAGGTGAGGAATATTGCCGCATATCCGAATAAAACGATAAAAATTATTTTAGAGGATAATACTGAGTTACTAAGGGAGTGGAAATAAATATGAACAGACAGGTTACCGTAATTCCGGCTGTTATTCCGCAATTTGTGAACAAAAAAACATTAATACGGAAAAAACGAGTGGCTGCGTATGCCAGAGTGTCAACTGATTTTGAGGAACAGCTATCCAGTTATGAGGCGCAGGTGGATTATTACACAAGGCATATCCAATCCAATGAAAACTGGAATTTTGTACAAGTCTATACCGACGAGGGGATTTCAGCCACGAGCACCAAACGGCGTGATGGATTCAACCGGATGATTGCCGATGCTATGGACGGGGAAATCGATCTTATTATTACAAAATCGGTCAGCCGCTTCGCCAGAAATACAGTGGACACTCTGACAACTGTGCGGAAGCTGAAGGATAAAGGGGTTGAGGTGTATTTTGAGAAAGAATCCATTTATACGTTGGACAGCAAAGGTGAACTGCTGATTACCATCATGAGTTCACTGGCGCAGGAGGAATCAAGGTCAATCAGTGAAAACGTCACTTGGGGAATGCGGAAGCGGTTTGCGGACGGAAAGGTCAGCCTTCCCTACAAACATTTTCTCGGGTATGAAAAAGGAGAAAACAGTCTGCCGGTAATTGTGGAGAAAGAAGCGGAAACGGTGCGGCTGATCTACAGGATGTTTCTGGAAGGAAAGACCTGTGGGGCAATAGCGAAGAATTTGATAGACAGGGGAGTACCCACACCGACGGGGAAACAAAGCTGGAATCCGGCGACGGTACGAAGAATTTTAAAAAATGAGAAGTACAAAGGATCGGCTATTCTTCAAAAAACCTATACAATTGATTTTCTGACCAAAAAGAAAAAGGTGAACGAGGGTGAAATACAGCAGTATTACGTAGAAAACAGCCATCCAGCAATTGTGCCCCCTGAGGTATTCGACATGGTTCAGTATGAATTTCAGAAGCGGAAAACCGCCAAAGGCTATATGACGGGACACAGCCCGTTTTCGGGCAGAATCGTCTGCGGACAGTGCGGCGGGTTTTACGGCAGCAAGGTCTGGCATTCCAACAGCAAATATCGGCGGATAATCTGGCAGTGTAATCATAAGTTTACAAATAAGGATAAATGCAGAACCCCGCATATTTACGAGGATGATTTAAAGAGGGCTTTTGTGGACGCGTTTAATAATATTATAGAGAATAAGGATGAAATACTGAGGGAATACGTAAAAATCATTGACAGGCTGACCGATACGTCCGCCCTTGATAGGGAGGACGATAAACTGCGGGAGGAACTCGAAACGGTCACAGCACTTCTCCGTAACTGCGTGGATGAAAACGCGCGTTCAGCTCTGAATCAGGCTGAATATACCCAAAAGTATTCGGAACTGAAAGACCGGTTTGACAGGGTTCAGATGGATATTGCCGCCGTCAGCAATAAGCGGACGGAGTATGCCGCAAAGCGTCAGGCCAGTGCGGAATTTATACAATCGCTGCAGAATCAGGAAGGGCTGATTGACGGTTTTGATGAAGAACTCTGGAACGCTGCGGTGGAAAAGGCGATTGTAGATATGTCCAGAGGCATAACATTTGTTTTTAGGGACGGCAGCGAGATATACGGCGGAGTGAACAGTGCAGGATAAATCAAAAATTGAATAGGCAGAGAGATATCATGCGATATCTCTCTTTTTGGTTCAAAAAATATGGATGGGAGCGGTGAACATGGCTGTATTCAGAGTGGAAAAAACGAGGGATTATACAGTGATCTCAAATCATCACCTGAAAAATGAACGTTTATCTCTTAGGGCTAAGGGTCTTTTATCCCTTATGCTTTCATTGCCGGAGAGCTGGGATTATACTCTCAAAGGGCTGGCACATATCAGTTTAGAGGGCGTGGACGCTATCCGGAAGGCACTGCAGGAGCTGGAGGCGGAAGGGTATGTTGTCAGGAGGAGAATCAGGAACGTGAAAGGCCAGCTGACGGATGCGGAATATGTGATTTATGAAAGGCCTGTACATAGTACGCCCGAGCCGGATGAACCGACACAGGAGCAGCCTATACAGGAAAAGCCTATGCAGGCGGAACCTGTGTTGGAAAAACCTATGTTGGAAAATCCAATATTGGATAAACCTACGTTGGAAAAACCTATGTTGGAAATTCCAACGCAATTAAATATATATAATAATAAAATACATAATAAATTAAATACTAATCTATCAAATCCTATCCCATCCGATTCAGCGGACAGGAACGGATCGGATGGGAATGCGGTGAGAGAACACTACAGGTCTGCCATTCTGGAAAACATCGGATACGAGGTTTTATGTGAACGTGAAAGCAAGGAGCGTCTGGATGAAATTGTGGAATTGATGCTGGATACGGTCTGCACCGCCAGAAAAACCATCCGTATCGCCGGAGACGACTATCCTGCCGACGTTGTGCGATCAAGGCTTCTGAAGATCTGCAGCACGCATATTAATTATATTTTTGACGCAATGAAAGAGAATACAGGCTATATCCGCAATATTAAAAAATATCTGCTGGCAGCCCTGTTCAATGCTCCGTCCACCATGGATAATTATTACGCCGCTAAGGTAAACCATGACCTCTACGGAACATAGCAGGGAGGGGAGTGATAAAAAATGAGTTGCATTATTTTGGATATTATAGTATAATAAGACGTAATAATGATAGAGCGATACGAGCATCTTGTTAAAAATACAGAGATGTGGGGGTTCCCTATGATATCGGTTATGATGAAAAGGTAATAGGGGACAGGCACAGCAAATATTGTTTGGTGTCACATTGTTCAATTGGAGGTGGATATTATGAGCTGTCAAAGCAATAAGAGTATGAATTGCCCATGTACATACAGCTGTTCGAATCACGGAAAATGCTGTGCATGTGTAGCATATCACCAGAAAAGCGGAGAATTTCCTGCCTGCTTTTTCACGGCAGCTGCGGAGAAAACTTATGACAGAAGTTTCCGGGCACTTGTCAAGGATAGAAGTGGCGGAAAATAGAAGAGTTTAATTATGCAGCAGGGATGAATATATACGGATTCAGTCATATGAAAGATTCATAATTGAGGGGGCTGTAAAATGCGTTGGAATATATTCCGTAAAAAAACGAGATTGGAAGAACAACTGAGCCGGTTAAATGATTTAGGTATAGAGCTGGCGTCCGGTTTTAATATTGATACGCTGCTTTATGATTTTGACCGAAAAGCATATGAGGATGACCCATATCGCTTGTTAATGGTGGTGATGGGCGGAGAAGTCGAGGATTCGGAAGGGATATGGATTCCATTGTCCGATCATATTTGGCATTTGGATAAAGAATGTATAGAGGATCAGGGTGACTATGTCCGAATTGCGCAGAAGCTTTCAGCTTTGGCGCATGGAAACCTGTCTCTTGAGCATATTCAGGACTATGTCGACATTGAACATGGAAAGGCATGGGTGTCCTTTTCCTTTCAAAAGAATGAATATAAATGGGATTTAAAGGTGAATGACGATTGGATTGATTCTATGATATTCTCGATGTTCAATAAGTTGCTGACCAATAAATGTGAAGGAAGATTTGCTGTCATGAATTTAGAGCAGGATTGCTTGATAGGATTTTTTTCGAAGGAGCAAATCCGGAATTTAAACGAACTTACAAATATAGAATTTAAAATACGTTAAGGATTTGAGGATACATGCAGAATAAGTTTTTTCGATTAGAACGGACTTCTTTTCTTATGCTTCTATCCGCAATTATAATAAGCGGATTGGTAATAAATTTTGCAATATACAAATTTCATTTTTTATATGTGATACTTCTTGTTGCGGTATGGAGCTGTTTTATATTTTTTATGAAACATTTAAAAAGCATGGGATTTGGCGGGAAAACACTTGCACCTAATACTTTTGCAGTTCAGACAATAAATTATGAGAAAATAATAAAGCTGATGACGGGTACATTTCGCTCAGAAATGAAAATAATCAGCGACGTGCCGGATGAGAAAGAATCCTATATATTAACGAAATACCATGGTTTGCATTTAAGAATCATATTAATCGAATTTGATGATTTCAACAAAGAGATATTTAAAAACAAAAAAGCAAAGGTGAACCGCCTTATAAATAGGGAAAACAATATCAAGCAAACGATTTCTATGAATGAATTGGGTAAACATTTCAGAATAAACATAATGGTGATGCGTAAACCAAATGAATATAGTACGTATCTATGCAATCAAAATGCAGATTTTCTGTTTTCAAGGGTTGAAGGAATACTAAGGAACCGCTGATTTAATCGATAAAATCATTTACATTAAGCCCCATATATGATATAATATAGATATAATAAATTATGGGGGATGTATATATGAAGCAGCAAACATTCAGCGATATAGAATATGGCGGG